AAAGCAGGAATACATACTGAAAGGCCCTAGGCCAGAGACGCACAGCGCGACGATGCCGGCATACTGCTATACTGCAGCGTGTCCGGATCCGAAGCTACGGGAGCCGATCTGGAGGAGGCACAAACATGGCATTTAACAAAAAGTATGAAGTATATGACTACGGCGCCCTGCTGGGTCAGTACTATGCTGATGAAGTATCGGAGCTTATCGGGATCCCGTTGAGAAGAGTTTCGGCATACGCGGCCAGCGGGGCCAGATTCTTAAGACGGTATACGATTGAGGCAGTGGACGATACTGAGCCAGGGTGGGCCGAGGAGTGGGATCGGGTAAGGCTTGAGAAGCTGGCATGGTTAAGAGGAGGTGGAGCCGTTGGAGCAAAGCAGTCCGGCTAAAGAACTGGAGAATTTCTTGAATTTCATAGACCAATGTGTCCAGGAATACAAGGCAGCTTATGAAAATGTGAACGAAGAGGACCGGCGTCTGCAAGATCTGGTTCATGCAATGGAATTTGCAGTGGATAAGTCTGAGCGGAACCGGGTAGCGACGAAGCTTCAGCAGAGTCGGAAATACCGCAGGCAGAACAAAGATATTGTCAAGCGAAATGAGCGGATTGTAAAGTTCTTTGAGGAGCAGAAGAACCGGGACACGCTGAATCGGATGCGGCAGCTTCTGGGCCAGCAGAGGAAGGAAGAAGAGTACCTGGATGGGGAACGTGCGTACAAGCCGCGGGTAGGGAAGGGGTGAGGCCGTTGGACAAAGAGGTACTGGAACAATACTCAGACAGACTTGCGAGGGTAAGACTGATACAGGAGCACCGGGAAAAGAAACAGAGGCGCCTGAACAAGCTAAATGAGAAGGGATATACCGTAGCTGATTCGGTAGCCTGCGGCAGAAAAGGGAGAAAGCCATTACAGACGGTGAAAATATTCGGAACTCCTTATCCGGAAATCAGTAAAGCAAAAGCTGAACTGAAAAAGCAAGATTTCATTCTGGCACGAGAGGAACAGGGGCTTTTGGAAGACACAACGAGGGTAGAGGAGTACATATCTGGGATTGCTGATGCTGAGATCAGAAACCTATTGACATTGTATTACGTGGAAGATCTGAACTGGGTACAGGTTGCACACAGAATGAATTATCTGTACCCAAAGAGAAAAGGGAGTTATACGGCGGATAGTTGCAGATGTAAACATGACAGATTTTTAGAAAAAGTTTAAAACGACGGTTCCGACGGTTTTTCTGTGATACACTTTAAACTGGAAGATCTGAAAAACGGATTTCCTCCCCCAATTGACGGCCGCCGGCTTTTACCGGTCGGTGGCTGATTTATCCTCCATAATTCATGTTTCTCCTTATGACTGAGTTCTTACAAATATGTAGGGACTCTTTTTAAATGATACGTATAATATGTATCAAAAACTATTGACAATACGTACTACACGTGCTATTGTTATAACATAAGGAGGACAGAGATGAGGTTCAGAGAAGTCGAGAAAATGATTTTACAAGATGGCTGGTATGAAGTAAAACAAGTTGGTTCTCATCATCAATATAAACACCCAACTAAGAGCGGAAAGGTTACAATACCAGAGCATAAGGGCAAAGACATTAATATGACCGTTGTAAAATCAATACTCAAGCAGGCGGGGCTGTAAAGCCCCAAATGCCTGTGCTAAAAAGGAGGAAAATCATGAAATTAGTTTATCCTGCAATATTTACACCTTATGAAGATGGAAGCGGAGGTTATGCCGTTGAGTTTCCGGATCTGCCCGGTTGTGTTACTGGTGGAGATGATATGGCAGAAGCGATCTTTATGGCAGAAGATGCTGCCAGCGGCTGGGTACTCACAGAGTTGGAGGAAGGCAAAAAGGCGCCAAAAGCATCTGAGTTTGGCAGCATTAATACAGAGCCTGGCCAGTTTGTGAATATGGTTGCTTTAGATATGGACGCCTATGCTGAAAAGTACGGAAGCAAGGCGGTAAAGAAGACTCTTACAATTCCTGCATGGCTCAATACTTATGTGGAAGAAAATAACATCAGTTGTTCAGCTGTTTTGCAGGAGACGTTGAGTAAAATGGCACAGTCATCAATGCAATAAACTACAGAACCTCATTTTGAGCACTCGGTTATATCGGGTGCTCTTTCCATACTATTTTGGTATTTTACAAATAAGAACATATGTTCTATACTAGATACACAAAAGCCATTGTCGTATTTTGGAATATTTTCCCAGCAGACTTATGATATAATAAAGAAAAATGTCGTTTGGGAGGGCATGATTTATGGCTAAATTTGTTAGTATTGAATATCAATATTATGAACTCTGCTGTATGGAGGATGAAGAGACTACAGAACAAATATATGATTTAAGACCATGGATAGCTAGGATGCAAGGCGTGACTCTTGATGGTAGATTAGCAGAAATCAATGGTATAAAAGGTAGATTAGAGAATATAGATTTAGTGCATGATGATGAGTTTTATGCTTTAAACTTTATGAGGCTTGATGAAATGAGCAATACATATATTGTAAGAGAAGGAGAACAAGCGCAACATATAGATTTGGAAGACGATGAATATATAGGTAAAAACACAGTTTTGCTATATGACCCGAGGCTAAATGTAGCTATGGTGCAATGCAATAGGGGGAGTTATGGTACTGTAGGAATTCAAAGCTATATTAACTACTTTAATGCTCCTAATGATATATGCTACTTAAGACCAATATATAATGAATTGTCAGTTGATAATCTTAATGGTTCCTTTTTAAAGTTAGATGTTAGATTTTCTAATATAAGAAGGTTTGTGGCATATAATTCTAGAGCATTTGAGAGAGTGGTTGAGACATGCAATGAAGTGGAGTGTTTAACAGCACATATAGAGTTAGGGTTGGGATATACAAGAGGCAGTGAACTAAATGCGGAGACAATTCATTCAGCTATCATGGACTTAAGGGATCCAAGAAATAGGGAAAGTGTAAGTTCTGCTAAAGTTAAATTTAGTGATGATCAAAAGTCCTCCATCTTTGATTTATTTGATAATATAGATCATGATATAATTCGTTATACTATACCTGTTAGAGGGGAACTTGGTTTTGGATTTATGGCTGATAAGATGGCTGAAAAGTATAATGATGTAGCTAGAGCAAGAATCCTAAGCGTTTTAAATAGGGGGAACTAATTTGAAAAGCATTAGCTTGAAAGAAAAGTATATTGACATATGGAGAAGTATTTATGCATATGCAATTCCAACAATTGTTTGTATAATATATATCATTATATATATGCTGACTTTAAAGGAAGTGCTAAATTACGCTTTTATCACGGATAGTAAGTATTTTACATCCATGCTTGAGTCTATAATAACATTCGTTTCACTTATACTTGGAGTATTTGGTTTTTTACTACCAATTCTTATTACTTCTAAGGATAGTGATGCCATGATAAAATGTTTTATTAATAGTATTGACAAGCGAGCATTTTCTTTTAATTTAAAAATGGTAATTGTTAGTGGATTCACAACAGTATTTCTTTCATGCATGCTATTCTTTTTTGACGTATATGATGAGTGGTTTAAGACAGGTATGATACTAATTTGGATTTGGTTTTTGTTTTATTTTATGTCTAACGCATACCGTTTTATAAGCCTTTTAATCAGTTTGTTTTTAAAAGAAAAGAAACGATTAGGGAAAGAAACAAAAAATAGGATGAGCGAAGAAGAAGAGAAGGAACTAAAAGAACAAATTAAACGAAATAATAAACATTGACATAAAAATAAATTGTTAATGCCCCTTTCCCACCCCAAAACAAACAAAGAGAAAAGGCCGCCTATTCGGCCGCCTCATCTCTGCAAAGTTCGTCCAGGGTAACGCCCAGAGCATCGGCCAGCAAAATGGCTGTATCAACTTTGCAATTATTATTCTTTTCAATATCCTGTATGGTTCGACGAGGAACGCCGGATAATTCAACGAGTTGGGGAACAGACAGTCCCTTTTGGGTACGAATTTCTTTTAAATGCATTTTTTTCTCCTTTTTATGCAGATAATGTAGGTGATGAAGCAAAAAAACCATGCACCCCATTTAAGCCAGTCAAAAGTGGTAGGAGTGGCAAATTCACCGTTAAATCCTTCGTAAAGGAACAGAACAGTAAGTGCAATTAGAATTAAGCGATAAAGTTTCATGTTTATTTCAGCAAATGAATGTGGTATACTATAGGTGAAGAAGGGAGGGGCCGAAGCCCCTGACCTTACTTCCGTTTTTTCTTTGGCCTTTTGGATTTACTATCTTTTCTCGTCTTAACTATCAGGCAGATGGCGGTGACGATTGCAAGTAGTGCTTCCGAAAGGTCTTTGATTATTTCGCTTATCGATTCATTCATTTGCTTTTCCCTCCTTTCTATGATTTAATTATAGCACGTTTCAACGTGCTAGTCAAGCATAAAATGTATTTTTTACAAGTATTTCGCATCTATCACAAGTGGTAGGTGCTTTTATTTTACCCGAAAGGAAGTGAGTCTGATGGCATTAACACCCAAACAGAAAATATTTGCCGACGAATATCTAATTGACTTTAATGCCACCAGAGCCTATAAGGTGGCATATCCGAAGGTAAAGAAGGATGAGGCAGCAAGGGCAAATGGAAGCAGGTTGCTAACAAATGCTAACGTTGCATCTTATATTGACAAGCGTATGAAGGACCGGGAGAAACGCACAGAGATCACGCAAGATCGCGTGCTGCAGGAACTGGCAAAGATCGGCTTTGCTGATGTCACCGATTTCGTTACCATAGAAGGCCATTCCGTCAAAGTAAAAACAACGGATCAGATGCCCCGTGATAAACTGGGTGCCATTGCAGGAATCAAAGAAGGAGCGAATGGTATTGAGATTAAGCTCAACGATAAAGAGAAGGCCCTGGAGCTGATCGGCCGGCATTTAGGTATGTGGAATGATAAGGTGGAACTGTCAGGTGAAGTAAAGACGAACAATCCATATGAAGGATTGACGACAGAAGAATTGAAGAAGCTGATCCATGGTGGATAGAGCGGACATAATCAGGGGAGCTCAATGCGAATTAGCCCGCAGGGAGTTCTTTTTTTATTGCCATTTGAAGGCGCCGGACTTTTACAAAGAGGAACGGAAGTACCTGATAGATCTCTGTAATGCCTTCCAGGACTTCGTACAGTCTGATGATGAGGTTATGGTGGTCAATGAGCCGCCGCGCCATGGCAAGAGCCGTACGGCCGGCCTTCTGGTCGAATGGGTACTGGGAAACGACCAGAGTCAAAAGATCATGACCGGTTCCTACAACGAGACGCTTTCCACGATGTTCTCGAAAAATGTCCGCAACGATATCATGGAGGAAAAAGCAGATCAGATCCGGATCGTGTTCTCGGATATCTTCCCAAATGTTCGGATCAAGCGCGGTGACGGTGCCATGAACCTGTGGAGTCTGGAGGGCGGCTATAACAACTACCTGGCTACCTCTCCAACCGGTACGGCTACAGGTTTCGGCGCTTCCTTACTGATTATCGACGACCTTATCAAAAACGCCGAGGAGGCGAACAACGAACTGACCAAAGAGAAGCACTGGAGCTGGTTCACGGACACGATGCTTTCCCGTCTGGAAGAAGGCGGTAAGATCATTATTATCATGACCAGATGGGCCAGTGACGACCTTGCAGGTCGGGCCCTGGATCACTTTAAGGAATCGGGGGCAAGAATCCGCCACATCAGCATGAAAGCTCTTCAGGACGATGGAACCATGCTTTGTGATGAGGTGCTGTCCCGAAAGTCCTATGAGGCCAAAATCATAGCTATGGGCGCGGACATCGCGTCAGCTAACTATCAGCAGGAGCCGATCGACTTGAAGGGCAGGCTGTACACCAGCTTTAAAACATACAGTGGAGAACTGCCGCAGTTTAAAGAGATCCGGAACTATACAGATACCGCTGATACCGGAGACGATTACCTGTGCAGCATCAACTACGGCGTTACCTTTTCCAACGAGGCGTATATCCTGGATGTCCTGTACACTAAGGCACCTATGGAGGTCACAGAGTCAGCCACTGCCAGAATGCTGCTTAACGGCAAGGTCAACCTGGCTCGGATCGAGTCCAATAATGGCGGACGCGGGTTCGCGCGGAATGTACGTCGGATCATGGAGCAGGAGCTGGGAAGCAACTACACTACAATTAAGTGGTTTACGCAGACACATAACAAGCAGGCCCGGATATACTCAAATTCATCGTGGGTGATGGAGCATATCTATTACCCGGAGGACTGGCGCAACCGCTGGCCGGAATACTACGACTCCATGATTAAATATCAGCGTGAGGGTAAGAACAAGCACGACGACGCACAGGACGCAACGACAGGAGTCGCAGAGAACTGCGCAAAGACTACAGGAATGAAGATCCTGAAATAGAGGTGAGATATGGAACTAGAGGTAATAAAAAATCTGATTAAGAAGTACACGGCAGGACACGGGGACTTCCTGCAAAAGGCGACTACAGCGGACCAGTATTACCGGAATAAGACGGATATCATCCGGCAGCTGCCGAAGAAACGGGATGAGGTGGAAGAGGGACAGAACCCGTTGAGGAATGCAGACAACCGGATCCCGTTCAACTTCCACGGCCTCCTGGTTAACCAGAAAGCGTCTTATATGTTCGCGGCGCCGCCACTATTTGATTTGGGGGATAAGGCCGCCAATAAGAAGCTCACAGCATTTCTGGGCGATAAGTACGCTAAGACCTGCAAGGATCTCTGCGTGGAGGCTTCTAACGCTTCTGTGGCCTGGCTGCATCTATGGCGAGATAAGGCGACACAGCAGTACAAGTACGCTATCGTGCCTTCAGGACAGGTGATACCCGTGTGGAGCAATAACTTAGAGAAGGAACTTAAGGGCGTGCTCCGCTGCTATCATGACATTACGGACGATGGGAAGGATTTAGACGTCTACGAATACTGGAATGATACAGCCTGCCAGGCGTATGCAATTGAGGCAGGAAGCACGGTTGACACGGGGCTGATGCCTTACAATTCGTTCACGCTGATTGATACTTCCGGAAATAGTAACCTGGTCAACGAATTCAAGCACGAGATCGGAGAGGTTCCTTTCTTCCCGTTCTTCAATAACAACATTGATACAGGGGATCTTGAAAATATCAAGCCGCTGATTGATGTGTATTGCAAGGTGTTCAGCGGGTTTGTGAACGATCTGGAAGACATACAGGAGGTCATTTTCGTACTGACCAATTATGGCGGAGCTGACCTTAAACAGTTTCTTCAGGAGCTTAAGGACTATAAGGCTATTCAGGTAGAGGGGGAAGGCGGAGAAGATAAGTCAGGCGTATCCACTCTGACGATCGAGTTGCCAGTGGAGGCCCGCAAGGAACTGCTGACAACTACCCGGAAATGCATCTTTGAGCAGGGACAGGGCATAGATCCGGATCCGCAGAACTTTGGGAATAGCTCAGGCGTGGCCCTGGGTTTTCTTTATTCTCTGCTGGAGCTTAAGTCCGGGTTGATGGAGACAGAGTTTAAACTGGGCTTTGGCCGGTTTATCCGGTGCGTCTGCCGGTTACTGAATATCAAGATCAAAGACGACACAATCGTTCAGACATGGACACGTACCAGTGTCAAGAATGATCTGGAGCTCTCCCAAATTGCCCAGCAGTCAAGGGGAGTGATCTCTGATGAGACTATCGTATCAAAACACCCGTGGGTCGAGGATCCGGAAAAAGAAATGGATATCCTCAATAAGCAGAAGGAAGTAGAAACAGAGGCCCACCGGGAGATCTCCGAGATGTTCCCTCCTGCGGATCCGGACGAAAAGGCCCCAGGTGGCAAGGGCGGTGATGAGTAATGGGCTATTGGAAGACACGGCAAGAGGCCATGTACAAAGCCGGAGAGATGCAGGTTAACCAATATTATGCGAAGCTGGAGAAGGCTTTCAACCAGACACGCCGTGAGCTGCAGAAGACAATAGAATCTTTCTACTTCGAATACGCAGAGGAGAATGGACTGTCCTATGCAGCGGCACAGCGCCAGTTATCTAAGGCAGAAATCGGCAATCTGAGAGACTTCATCGATTTGGCCATGGAAAACATCGGAAAGCATAATCAGACTGTCAATAACATGTCTATTAAAGCGAGAATCACCCGATACCAGGCATTGGAGACCCAGGTTGACGCTATGCTCCGTCAGTTGTATGCGGTTGACTACCAGGCTGCGGCAGAGCAGACCATGAAGGAGGTCTATAAGGATACCTATTACCGAACATGGTATAGCGTCGATCAGTACCATGGCTTTCACGCTGCATTCGCCCAGGTAGATCCACACGCGGTGGAGAAGCTGCTGGAGTACCCTTTCAACGGCGCCAGTTTTTCCAGCCGGCTCTGGAAGCAGAAGGATCATCTTCAGACCCAACTCATGGAATCGCTCACAACCATGATGGTCCAAGGGCAGAGTCCACAGGCCCTGACCAATGACTTTGCCAAAAAGATGAATGCTAAAAAGTTCGATGCTTACCGGCTGCTCCATACAGAGAGTTCGTTCCTGATGAGCGAGGCCACCCATGCGGGGTATAAAGAGGACGGTGTGGAGAAATATCAGATTCTGGCTACGCTGGACAGTAAGACCTGTGATATCTGTGGGGATAAAGATGGTGAGGTCTACGAAGTGGGGAAAGAGATTACCGGGGAGAACATGCCACCATTCCATTGTTTTTGCCGATGTACAGATGTGCCATACTATGACGATATGGATTTGACGGACATGACCCGTGTGGCCAGGGACCCTAGAACTGGGAAGTATGTGGATGTTCCGGCAGATATGACATATAAAGAGTGGAAAACGCGATTTATAAAGGAGGCATAGAACAAGAATGTATTCCGAAACCAAGAGACTTGAGATTTTCATGTCCAATGGATATACCTTGCTGGTAGATAATTCCTTTGAAGAAATGATGGCGATTCTGGATAATGAAGTACTAGGGCAAAATGAGTATATTGTGATAACCTGCAAGAGTGGTTTGCGCCTGGCGTGCAGGAAGAGGGACATCGTAGGCCTGGGGGGAGTATACAGAAGATTGATAAACAACAGCATGCAGGATTGGAGGGAGATTATGTTATACAAAATTGGATTGTCAGGGGACAGGGAAATCACGGTTGAGACTGAAAAAAGTCCAGATGATTTAGCCGTGTGGGCTAATGATGTTTGTGAGGAGCCTGGATTCGCTATATGCAATACGCCAGAGGGGAAAGCCGTTTTTATTAGGGCAAGAGAAATACAGACTATAACAGAGGTATAAGCACGCGGGACTATCCTGGGTGTTATTTTTTTTCGCCTTCCTGGTATCCCAGGCGGTAAAGAGGGAGACATCACCGGTCACGACCGGGATAACAAGTGGAGATGAATCGAAAGGAGTAAGAAGCTATGAAGAAAGAAGAGTTGATAGCAAAGGGATTATCAGAGGAGCACGCACAGATCGCGGTAGACGCATGGAACGAATCTGTAAAAGGTTTTGTACCGAAGGAACGTTTCGACGAGATCAACGGGAAGTTGAAGGAAGCAAATACAACGATCGAGACGCTGAAAAAAGACAACTCGGACAACGAGGAGCTTCAGAAGCAGGTCAAGGAGTACAAGGAGAAGGTGACAGCCTTGGAGGTCGCTTCGGCCAACACGGTAAAAGAATACGCCCTGAAGGATAAGTTGAAAGAGGCAGGTGTGGTTGATGCCGATTATATTATCTATAAGCAGGGAGGCCTGGACAAGTTCACTTTCGACAAGGACGGGAAGCCGGTCGGGATTGATGATATCGTGAAGCCCCTGAAGGAGTCCTCTCCCCATCTGTTTAAGACGGAGCCGGGGGCAGACTATAGACCAGCAGGAGGCGGAACTCCCCCTGCAAAGAATCCATTTGCAAAAGACAGCTTTAACCTTACCGAACAGGGAAAGCTGCTGAGAGAAAATCCGGCTCAGGCACAGGTATTGGCTGCGGCAGCCGGAGTAACCATCAACGTATAAGAAAGGGAATAGGTGATTAAATGCCAGTAACAAAATTATCCGATGTCATTGTACCGGAACTGTTCACACCTTATGTCGTGAACCGGACCATGGAGTTATCCGCACTCTTCCAGAGCGGAATTATCACAAATAATGCAGAGTTTGACCGTCTGGCCAGTGAAGCGGCGCCGATCCACCAGATGCCGTTTTTCGAGGATCTGAGCGGAGATTCTGAGGACATTATCGAGGATCAGGATCTGACTGCAAAGAAGATCACGTCTAACAAGGATGTATCTACGACAGTGCGCAGGGCTAATATGTGGGCTGCCACAGATTTATCGGCTGCGCTTGCCGGCAGTGACCCGATGGCCGCCATTGGTGATCTGGTAGCGGGATATTGGGCGAGAGAGTACCAGAAGATTCTGATCCAGGTGCTTTCCGGAGTGTTCGGCAGCTATCAGACTACAACAGAACCAGCAGAGACCAAAACACCACTTGCAGACCATATCCTGGACATTTCGGCAGCGGGTTCCGCCGCGGCCCAGAAGATCAGTGCCAGCGCTTTTATTGATGCTTTGCAGCTGCTCGGTGACGCCCAGGGACAGTTGACGGCTGTGGCCATGCACAGCGCCACAAAGGCTTTTCTGAAGAAAAATAACCTGATCGACACAGAACGGGATTCTACTGATGTTGAGTTTGATACCTACCAGGGACGCCGGGTAATTGTGGATGATGGCTGTCCGGTCGCAGATGGCGTATATACCACATATTTGTTTGGCCAGGGGGCAATTGCATTCGGAAATGGTTCTCCCGTCGGCTTTGTTGCTACTGAAGTAGATCGAGACAAGAAGAAGGGATCCGGTGTAGATTACCTGATTAACCGTAAGACGTTCATCATGCATGCACGTGGGATCAAATGGACTGACCTTGCCAGAGAGCATGTAGAGACTCCGACGAAGGCGGAACTGATGAATGCCATCAACTATGAAAGAGTCTATGAGCCGAAGCAGATCAGGATTGTTGCGTTTAAGCATAAGATCGGATAAGGAGGTCTGACATATGGCAGTTAAGACAGTACAGGCCGTAATTAACGGTGTTACAACCACACTGACCTATAACAGTACCTCAAAGAAATATGAGGCCACAATTACAGCGCCGGCCACGTCGTCTTATAACAATAACGACGGGCATTATTTTCCAGTGACGATTAAGGCCACGGACGAGGCCGGGAACGTGACCACAAAAAATGACACAGATGCCACACTCGGAAGCAGCCTGCAGCTCCGCGTAAAGGAGAAGACAGCCCCAGCTATTACAATCACATATCCGACGGCCAGCGCACTGATCATCAATAATAAGCCAGCGATTCGCTGGAAGGTTACAGATAACGACTCTGGCGTCAATCCAGATACGATCGGTATTACCATTGACAGCGGCAGCAAGGTTACAGGCAACGCCATTACAAAGACGGCCATCACTGGTGGATATGATTGTACCTATACACCGACTACAGCCTTGGCAGATGGCAGCCATACAATTAAGATCGATGCGTCCGATTATGACGGCAACGCCGCGGCCCAGAAGAGTATCACCTTTAAGATCGACACTGTTCCGCCGACACTGTCTGTCACGGCTCCGGTAAATGGTTTGATTACGAATAAGGCAGCCTGCACTGTAACCGGTACGACCAATGACATCACGTCCAGCCCAGTAACCGTGACGGTTAAGCTTAACAGCGGATCAGCAGAAGCCGTGACGGTAGGGGCAGATGGTTCCTTCAGCAAGGCTCTGACGTTGGTGTCCGGAAGCAACACGATCACAGTTGTGGCGACAGACTCCGCGGGTAAGAGCACGACCGTAACCAGGACAGTGACACTCGATACCGTAGCCCCGACGATTAAGGCCGTAACGCTCACACCTAATCCGGTAGATGCTGGTAAGACCTACGTGATCAGCGTGGAGGTTACAGACTAAGGAGGCGATACCATGGCAGTAGCGCGTGTTTTTGGCCGTGTTGATGGCGCAGAGGTAATATTACAGCAGGCAGGCGGGGACCGGTGGAATGTGCCAGTCCCCCTTGACATTGACGGTGATTATGTCGTTGAGATCATGGCAGAGGACGAAGCAGGAAATCAGACGTATCTTTCAAAGATGCTTTATACCGTAGATGCCGGAAATATCTGCATTCATGCGCTGCCGTTACCAAAGTATATATTTGACCTCCTGCAGGTGCCGTATCAAATGGAGTCACAATTCACGAGGTATTTGTTTACTCGATTAATTCCAATATGTCAGGAGGTGGCGCTATGATACGTTTTATTCTGGGCGAAGACAGACATGTAAAGTATTTCGTCCATTCTGTCAAATCAGAATACTTTGTTGTTAAAGATGCCACCTATGAACTGATATATAATGGCGAAGTAGAGGCATCAGGCAGCTGTGAATTGACCCAGGAGGAAGATGGAAGCTTTGTAGACGTGAAACTTCAGCCAATGTACCGGAGCAATCTTTACATTTTGGAAATCACGTTGATGATTGCGGACGAGGTTATTAAGAACCGGGAGCAGATGGAGGTGGTCTGATGGCGGTGAGGATCGATGCTGTATCATTGAGCAGAAATCCGGTTACGGTCAAAGAAAGCCTAATTGTGAGCGTATCCATTGTAACATACGGATATCTGGGAAGGTCAACCAATGCTGAACTGACTTCCTATACAAATGGACAGTTAAGGCTGAGAGGAGAATCTGTTCCAACTTATGCACAGCTTAAGAAATACCGCCAATCTGCTCTTCACAGTATGACCCATCAGAAGATCGAAACTATGGAGGTATAAGATGAATAGGAAAGAGATGCTGCAGACAGTAAAGCAAAATCTACGGCTTGGTACAGAAGACTATGATCTGATCATCTCGGATCTGATTCTGACAGTTTGTGATTACTGCAACCTGGATCCAGATTGCGTACCGGACATTCTGGAACCCTTTGTACGAAAAAAGGCGAAAGGAATTATTGACTATGAGGCCGTGGAGGGAAACGGATATAACCCAGAGATTGCAAGTATCAAGGAAGGTGATGGGAGCATTACCTGGGCACAGACGGAGGGAAACACGAAGGCGAGTATCTATGGCCTGTCTGAGAGCGATAAGGCAGGTCTGAGGAGGCACAGGAGGTTGAGAGGATATGCGAAACCCGTATGCAAGAATGTATGATGCAAAAATGGATGTGTACCGATGGACAGACGTCGAAATAGATGGTATCACGAAGCAAGTGAAAACAGCTGTGGCAACGGATCGGCCCTGCCGGTACAGTTCTTCGGGTCAGGTATCCACTGGTGCGCCGAATCCGGCCATTGTGAACAGCCATAAGCTGTTCTGCGGCCTGGAAGAAGACATCCGGGAAGGAGATCAGCTGCTGATCACACTCAGAACCGGAAAGACCATCGAGGCTGATTTGGGAGAGTGCCACCCGTACTCCTATCAGTGGCAGTGTGAAATAAAGAGAGATGATAATGTATGAGCAGTAGTAATTATCGCAGGAATAAGGCAGCTATTGACCAGTTTCGTAAGGAGCTGATGGCGATGGTGGACGATATCCAGCAGATTGATAAAACGGTGCTTAATAAGGCTGTAAATAACGGTGTTGCCTATGCGAAACGACACACGCCTGTGGGAAAGCATCCGAATCCGGTGACCTTTACCGTCAAGAACGGGCCCGATGCAGGGACCGTTGTTAGCTTCAAAGTATCAAATCCGGGAGTAGGCGGATTCCTGCGAAAAAGCTGGCATAAATTACCTACGAAGAAATCAAAAGCTGGTGTGGAGGCCGAACTGGTAAATACAGCGGAATACTCCACATACTGGAATTACGGGCATCGCATCGTAACGAAAAAAGGAGGCCCAACAAAAGGGTTTGTCAAAGGTACGTTCGTGCTGGAAAAAACCAGGGGATACATCGAGAAGCAGCTGGTGATGGGGTTTGAGAAAGAAGTAAAGGCGGTACAGAGCAAGCATGATTGAAAAACTATATAAGAATATCGCGGCTGGATTGAAGGCAGTCAGGCCGCGCAAAGTGTACGTTGAAGATGTGCCGCAGAACTTTGCACAGCCGTCTTTCCTGGTTTCCTTCTATGATCAGGAGCCTTCCAGAGGTATTAATGGCCGACTTAAGAATTCAGTCAGGGTAGACGTATCATACTTTCCGGCGACTGACAGAGAACCTTATGAGGAATGTTGGCTTGTTGGTCAGGATTTGAGCCGGGAATTTATAGTGGCAGATTTCAAAATCAGAAATAGAAACTTAAAGATTGTGGATAGTGTCCTGCATTTCCTTTTCGATGTTGACTACCGGGAATATCAGGAAAACAACAGCACAGCAATGCAGACGGTATCACAGAATACAGATATAAAGGAGGAATAAGTTATGGCGGGAACATGGGAATCCCAGAACAAGGTACTGCCCGGAGCCTATATCAATATCCGGACAAATGAGCCGCTGTCTATTACGCCAGGGGACCGCGGGATCGTTGTTATCCTGCAGGAAATGAGTGTGGGTACTGACGGCACCGTATATACGATCACGGCAACAGAAGCGGCATGGCCAGACGGAGCCACGGCTGCAGATAAGAAACTGGCTGCGGAAGCACTGAAAAAGGCCAAAACGGTATTGGTATATAAACTCAAAGCAAGTCACAAAGCGGTTGATGTCACTGCGGCCCTTACAGCCCTTAAAACCGTGCAGTTCAATACCCTCTGCTATCCCTATGATGGGGAAGGAGAGGACGTCAATAAGACAGCGATTGCAACCTGGATTAAAGCGATGCGTGAAGATGAGGGCGTGAAGTGCCAGGCGGTGCTCGCGAACCATGTGGCAGACAGCGAGGGGATCATCAATGCAGTTCAGGGTGTTGTCATGTCCGGAAACCAAGAGTTGACGGCTGCAGAGGTAACTGCATGGGTGGCAGGAGCCACAGCCGGTGCCAGTATCACTACGTCAAATACTGGTATGGTGTATGCGGGGGCCATCGACGTTAAACCCCGAATGACAAAATCAGAGATGGAGGCGGCTGTCACTGCGGGTAAGTTCATTTTTAAGGTAGACACTGCCCAGAATGTATCTGTAGTGTATGACATCAACTCCTTAACTGCGGTTACGGTGGACAAAGGAAAGATGTTCACGAAGAACAGAGTGATTCGGACTGTTGACAATATCGCCAACGATATCACGAAGATCTTTGAAGCGAATTATGTCGGGAAAGTCAACAATAATGATGAAGGCAGATCTCTTCTGAAGGCGTCTCTGGTGGACTATTTTGTTACACTTCAGACGATGGGGGCAATTCAGAATTTTGTGACTGACGACATTACGGTTACGAAGGGAAATGATTCGGATGCTGTTGTAATCGAAGCAGCGGTACAGCCGGTTGACAGCGTAGAGAAGATTTATATTACAGTTAATCTGTCGTAAGGAGGACATGACATGGGAAATTATACGAAGCTTACTGACCTGGTAACAGGAAGCGAAGGCAGTGCCTTTATCACAATCGATGGCCAGAACCGTTATTTCTTTGAAATCTCGAAGGTAGATGCAAGTATTGAGTTTAAGGTGATTGCAAAGCGGCTCCTGGGGCATCGTATGACACAGCATAAGGTTGTAGGAGCGGAGGGAAAAGGAACACTGACTATGTACAACGTAAGCCCCGCCGCACTTGCTGTCTATCAGCAGTATATCAAAGAGGGCAAGGTTCCGCAGATCAGTATTCAGACCACGAATGAGGATCCTGCATCTACTGTGGGACGCCGGGTGGTTGTTATGAGGAACTGTATTCTGGCAAAGGCGCCGGTGGCCTATCTGGACGATTCCAGCGAAGATCTGAATACTGTAGATACTGATTTTACGTTTGATGATGTGGATGAATTGGAGAGTTATGCCTTTCCGGAGAATATGAGATAAGTCATTTACACTTGCCTCGGGAACTATTATAATTGATGGTAAGAAGGGGGTGGTGAAATGGGATTATTTGATTTTTTGAAGCATAAGGATCTGGCGGTAGTCGTTGATAGTGACGAGTCTTGCTATCAGGAGGCCATGAAGGCGTTAAGGCGCAAGGACTTTAAAGGAGCATATAGGATCATTTGCAAATGGAATGTTGAGAGTGGAAAGCCCAGTTTAGGATTTGATTGGGAAGAGGAGCTTGAACAAGGGCTGAGCGAAGAAACAGAATCCACCATACAGTATTTTTATACGATGAAGGCGGATCCTGAAATGTTGCATAATGCTGTCTACTGCGCTTTAACAGGAGCGCACCCTCACAAAGTATCAAAATGGGCCTGTCCAGATAAAGAAAAACAAAAAGAGGTGTATTTGGAAATTGACTATCTTGAGTCTAGATACATGACTTTGTGCGATATTCAAGGTTTGGTAAGAGACGGATTCGATAAAGTAGCGTTTCTTGCCACATTAGATAATAAAACATGCCCCGTTTGTGGAAACATGGACGGAAAGGTCATTAAAATTAAGGGAAGTGTGATAGGCAAGAATTTGCCTCCGCTGCACCGCGGGTGCCGCTGTACGACAGTTCCGTATTTTGACGATGATGACAAGGAAGGTGAAATAAGGGTCGCCAGAGATCCAAAAACAGGTAAAAATATAGAAGTTCCAGCAAACATGACTTGGAAAAAATGGAAAAAGTTAAACAGTTGAGAGACGCAAAGCTAGCGTCTCTTTTTGATTGAGAGGAGAGCTAAACATGGGAAGCTTAAATGCGTTTTTACATCCGGAGCAAGCGGAAAATAAAGAGGTGATTGTATCTGAACGATTCAAAGAAAATGGAAAACCGGTTCCATTCGTGATCCGCCCAATCACTCAGCAGGAAAATGATGGACTGCTCCGGAAATATACAAAAAAAGATAAAAAAGGGAATGAGTATTTTGATAAAGTATCATATAACCAGAATTTGGTTGCGGCGGCGGTCGTGGAACCTGATCTGGAAAATTCAGAATTACAGAGAGCATATGGCACTTTAGGTGCTGACAAGACTCTTGTAGCCATGCTCTATGTTGGAGAGTTTGCAACATTAATGGAGGCAGTACAGGGATTATCTGGGTTGGATAAGGATATCAACGAAGATATTGACGAGGCAAAAAACTGATAAAGCAGGGTGATGTTGAGATGAATTATACTCACTTTGCCCTGCAGAAACTTCACATTTTGCCAACTGTCTTAGAAGCTATGAGTCAAAAGGAAAAAGCTGTCGTATACGCAAGTATAGATCTTCGAATAGAAGAAGAGAAAAGACTTGCCAGCCAGATGAAATAGGAGGTGGATTATGCCGACATTAAGCGCTATGTTCCGTCTTATGGATGGGTATAGCTCGCAGATTAATAAAATGATGAACAAGACGAATGCCGCGACTGATAAAATGCTTAAAGCATCAAAGGCTGCCGATAAGGTAAATGACTCGGTTACAAAGGCGGGAAATGGATCCGAGGCTGCCTCTCCTAAAATGACAAAGTTTAACAATTCTCTTTCTGATACGGAAAGGAAAGCCAATAAGGCGAACGGCAGTTTAAAAACTTTAATTGGAACAGTGGTCAGTTTGGCGGCTGTGAAGAAAGGTATGGACTTGGTAGACGATTATACCAATGCAGCGGCCAGATTAAGAATGGTTAATGATGACAATCAGACTCCAGCAGAATTGCAGGATAAGGTTTTCGATGCCGCAAACCGGTCACGAGGCAGTTATACAGACATGGCCGGAGCAGTTGCCAAAATGAATCTCCTTGCCGGAGATAGTTTTACATCAAATGACGAAGCTATCGGTTTTACTGAGCTCCTGCAAAAATCGTTGAAAGTATCTGGAGCTGGAACATCAGAACAACAATCTGCATTTTTACAGTTGACACAGGCTATGGCGGCCGGTAAGCTGCAGGGTGATGAGTTCCGATCTGTTATGGAAAATGCGCCTATGGTTGCTGATGCAATTGCTAAGTATATGGGAAAAAGTAAAGGTGAACTGAAGGAATTGTCTTCTGATGGACTTATCACGGCCGATATTATTAAGAATGCAATGTTTACGGCTGCTGACGATATTAATGACAAATTTGCAGAAATGCCAATGACTTTTGCCGATGTCGGGCAGCTTATGGCAAATAACGCATTGGAGGCTTTCGGCCCCACAATGGAAAAGCTAAATACCCTGCTGAATAGCAGTGGAGCGCAGACACTTCTGGCTGCATTGAATGAAGGTATTGCGGCGATTGCAGAGGGAGCCAACTGGCTGATTGATGCATTTATTCGAGGTGATCCCATTGTAAGAACTTTTTTTGCGGTTGCTATTATTATGGCAGGCTTATGGGCTGGGCAGATGCTTGTAGCAGCTGGAGCTACTCTTGCGGCACACTGGCCGTTGATTTTGATTATCGCTACTCTGGGGGCTATTGTTTTAGCCCTGACGTCTACTGGAGTAACCTTTGCGGATATATTTAGCTTTATCGGTGGATTACTTGGAGCATTTTACGGAACAGGGTATAACATTATATCCAGCCTGTGGAATTTATTCATATCATTTGCTGAATTTTTGGCAAATGTATTTCACCATCCTATACAGGCAATCGTTAATTTATTTATCGGAATGGCTACTAGCGTTCTTACCATTATCAAGGATATTGCAACGGCAATCGACGGAGTATTCGGTTCTAATTTGGCGGGAGCAGTCGGAGGATTTTCAACTAAACTAAAGTCATGGGGAGACAGCTTTAAAGCTGATGATTACGTATCTTTGGACGATATGCGGATGGATACGAAAGATATCGCCGCCACAGCAGAAGCATGGGGAGAAAAAGGAAAGGGTGTTGGGGATTTCATTGACAAATGGGATTTTGGAAGTGCTTTGGAAATTGACCCTAATGCAGGTGGTATCGACTACAGCCAGTTTGCTACTGCCGGTAATCCAGCAACTGTGAAAGGGACCGGAAAAGGTGGCGCGGTGAAGGTCGAGAATGAAGAGGATATCGAATGGATGCGCAGGCTTGCAGAGCGCGATTATATTGCCCGCATCTCCCAAAATACACTTGCGCCAAATATTAAGGTAGAATTCAGCGGTCCGATTACCAAAGAGGTAGATACCGACAACATCATGAGTCATGTATCTGAACAGCTCAAAGAAATGATTGCAACTGCTCCAGAGGGGGTGCCGACTTAATGTCATACTCAGTATATTTCAAATATGGCAGCAAGAAGTATAAGCTTCCGGTCAATCCGGAGGAGATTAAGAGATCAAGAGAACTTAATATCGAAACGTATCAGGTGTTGGAGGAAGGGCAGGTTTCTATCCCTTCCTACTGTGCTTTGGAGGAGTTCAGCTTTGAGGCTGAGTTCCCGGGACACAATGTCAGCTACATGGAATCCGGTACAGAAGCCGATGCAGATTATTACGAGAAGATGTTCCGGAAGGCTCAGAAGAATAAGAAGCCGATCCGGTTCATTGCATCGAATGATATTTCAGATGATATCAGCGTCAAGGTACTGGTAAAGAGTGTAGAGGTAGTGGAAAAAGCAGGAGAAGAAGGGGATAAGTATATATCATTGACACTCATGGAGTATAAAGGGGCCGGAAAAAGGTATGTAGCTGTCCAGACTCCTGATGCTACGGTAAAGCAGGAGGAAACGCCCCTTGCTGAGAATCCTGCGGTAACTGCAAATAAAACACACACAGTACAGTCGGGAGATACGCTGTGGGGGATAGCTAAGAAGTATTATGGCAATGGATCCCAATATCCGAAGATCATGTCAGCCAATCCAGATATTAAGAATGCGAACCTGATCTATCCCGGGCAGGTATTTACAATTCCGGCATAGGAGGTGTATATGGAAGTATTAGTCGAAACAGGAGGATATATATACGACATATCGGGCATGTGTACGGAAATATCCTGGTCGGATGTTCTTAATGATGGATCCGGCAGCATGGATATCTCGTATATCAATGATGATCTTATATTGCAAAACGGAGATGTTGTTCGCCTGACTGATAACGATCAGGCTGATGGCATTTTTTTTGGAACTGTTTTTAAGGTATCCGGCGACGAATCCGGAATTATTAAGGTTAAGGTCTATGACCAGCTGCGGTATGCAAAAGCAAAGGAGATCATTGTGTTGGAAAATGGGACACTGAAGAACCTGGTACAGAATATGTGCACCTTTTTGTCTCTGAAACCCGGTACGCTGGAGGAACCGGGATATGTATTACCGACCATTGCAGATTCGGATAAAACATGGCTTGATGAAGTGACGCAGGCCATCTCTGATACGCTGATCGCAACGCAGGAGATGTACTGCGTCCGTGATGAGTATGGATCCATATGCCTCTGGAATATGCGGAACCTACAGCTTCCTCTTGTACTGGGAGACCGGAGCTTGTGCACCGGTTACAGCTGGGAGAAGTCTATTGATGATGATTTTTATAACCGGATCAAGGTAGGCTGGAAAGATGAGGAAAGCAAGAAAATGGATGTAGGTGCCGCAGCCGATCAGGAATCCATAAACCGGTACGGGCTGCTCCAGTATTTTGAGACGTCGGCTTCCGGGATCGACAATGCTGCAAAAGCCCAGGAGCGCGCCAATAATCTCCTGAAGCTGTACAACCATGAAAAGGAGAGTCTGAAGTTGGAATGCCTGGGAGATCTCCGGGTGCGTGCCGGAAACAGCATCTATGGAAGCATAGATGAGATTGGACTGGGCCATAGGCTGATCGTGAAAAAGGTTACCCACGATTTTCTGCCGGTTCACACGATGAAAGTTGAGGTGATGGCCGGTGAATGACAGGAATGGAGCGAATGAACTGTTTAACGTTATAAAAACGATAGTAAACAATTACCTGAATAATCGGAAGGTGGCTGCGGTAGTAATCGGGGAGTACAAAGGGAATGCCGTTATGGTCGGAAACCTTCCGATCCCCATGAGCATGATAACCGGGAATATGGTATCGAAGATAGCTGCCGGTGATAAAGTCAGACTTCTTCGCAACGACGGTGGCCGGGAGTATTATATTCTGGAGATCATCGGGAAGCCATATCAGACAGGAGGTTAACATGAAACTTACAACCGGCATAGTACTCCAGGAACGGACTTTTGAAGGAAAGACTTATAAAGTATCGACCTGTAAGATAGAAGGGTATGTAGACGATCTGGAAGCATTAAAACAGGCTATTTATAAGGTAATTGATACCGAACAGTATGAGTACCCCATATACAGTTTCAGTTATGGAATTGCATGGAAAGAGCTGATCGGAGAGGAGCAGCCCTATGTACGGGCAGAAATGAAGAGAATGATACAGGAAGCACTGTTGCGTGACGACAGGATACAGGAGGTTGATGGGTTCAGCTTTTCTTTTACTGGTGACACGTGCCAGTGCTCTTTTAATGTCTTCAGTATTTATGGGAATATCGAAATAGAAATGGAGGTACCTGTATGACATATGAGGAGCTGTTACAGGCCATGCTGGACAGAGTACCGAGTAACGTGGATAAGAGGGAGGGAAGTATCATATATGACGCTCTGGCACCTTGTGCGTACTTTCTGGCACAGCAGAATTTCCAATTGGAAAACTATCTGGATCTGGTCTTTCCGGATACCGCAGTCGGCGAGTATCTTGACAGGGCAGTAGCTGCATATGGTGTGACGAGGAAACCGGCCAGCGCTGCAGTGCGAAAAATGATAACAACAGGAGCAGTTTCGATTGGCAGCCGCTGGGGGCTAAACTCCCTGGTCTATACTGTCACAAGGGAACTGGCGTCTGGTACGGAGTACGAGGCTCAGTGTGAAACTCCGGGTGACATTGGAAACCAGTATTCGGGATCCGTGCAGCCGATATCAAATATAACGGGAGTGACCGCAGAACTGACTGACCTCATAACAGCAGGAGCTGACGAGGAGAGGGACGGGGCCCTGCGGGAGAGATTCCTGCAAAAAGTGCAGCTGCCAGCCACGTCAGGAAATGCATACCACTATAAGTTATGGGCTTTAGATGTGCCAGGTGTCGGTGATGCCAGGGTATTTCCACTGGCCAGTGGTCCTGGTACAGTGACAGTCCTAATTGTGGACAATAATAAAAATATAGACACATCTCTGGAAAGCGCAGTATCGGCTTATATGGAAACGGTCCGCCCCATCGGAGCAAATGTCACGATCGACAGCCCGTCTTCCATGGCTGTCAATGTCGTGGCTGATGTTACCCTGGACGGCAGCAAAGCCAAAGATGATGTGCTGCAGGCATTCCGAGTATCTCTAAACACGTACCTAAAAGGACTGGTATTTACGGATTATCGTGTCAGTTATGCCCGTATCGGGAGCCTGCTACTGGCCACGGAAGGCGTACAGGATTATGATAACCTAACGTTGAATGGTTCCATGGCAAATGTAATTATTACTGATAAAGCTATTCCGGTTATAGGAACTGTAGATTTTTCGGAGGTGAGGATCTATGGAATTAATTAAGCTGCTTCCGGATTACTATTCCGAAAATGAAACTATGAAGACGCTGCAAAGTATTCTGGCAGAACAGACAGATGGCCTTGATACGGAAATGTATAAGACCATCGATAACTGTTTTGCGGGATCTGCCTCGGATGCACTCACACGGTATGAACACTTACTTGGCTTGATCCCTGATGCCGCTAAATCTGATCGGTATCGCCGGGAACGCATTAAGGCGAAGATATCCGGGGCCGGAACTACCACGACTTCCCTGATCCAGAATATTGCGGAAAGCTTTACAAACGCGGCTGTTGATATCGTGGAGAATTTTCCTTCGTATACAATTACTGTCCGTTTCACGGGTACATCGGGCATACCTGGGAATATGTCAGATATCAAACAGACGATAGAAGAGGCCGTGCCGGCTCATTTGAAGGTACTGTACGAGTATATTTTTAATACCTATGGAGCAGTTGGAACTTTTAGTCATGCAGAGTTGGCGGCATATACCCACGAAAGGATTCGTGGCGGTCATCTTAAAAATAGAATTCAGGAACTGCAAGCCTATCAGCACGCTGAGCTGGCACAGCTGACACACAATGAATTATCGAAAGGAGAGTTACCGAATGGCAACTAATACGACAAATTATAATTTCAAGAAACCAGATGAGAGCGATTTCTACTCAGTTCAGGATCAGAACAATAACTGGGATAAAGCAGATGCTGCATTGAAAGACCTGGATACACCGACTTTTGAAGATTACTCTGGGAGTACGACGGTCCCAGATGCTGCTACAGCAATCAATAACATCAAAAGTAAAGGGAAGTTGTCCACAATAGTAAGTAACGTGAAAGCAGCGTTTAAGGGCGCGTGTCTGATCGGCCAGATCGTAAACAACTGCGTGACCAATAATGCCAAATTGCCGCTCTCGGCTGCTCAGGGCAAGGCGCTGATGGATCTGTATACTCAGTTAAATAGTGATTTAGCGA